ATCGCCGTGGACGACCCGTCAGCGCGCAGGTGCGATTCCTGGCCTGCGTGCTTGCAAGGCACGATCTTGTTGGGTTTGCGGGTGCTGCGATTGAAGTGAAAAACAAACTCGAAGCTGGGAGCCAGTCGGCCCTGCCAGTCGCCGGGCATGCCTGGCCCCTGATCCCAGACGTACCAGGCAAAGCGCCGCCACCCCTGCTGACGCATCCAGGACAGCCAGCCGTCCCAATAGGGGATGACTTCGTTGTCGCGGTGGATCAACCCAAGGTTGACCAGCACCTGACCGTCGCCCGCCATCGGCAAATGGGCGAACACACCGCGCATCAGTGCATCCCAATCGGCGATGCCGCCGGAGGTGTAGTCGCGTTGATTGCCATAAGGCGGCGAGGTGAAGCACAGCTGCGCGGTATCACCCTGCATCAGCGTGGCGACAACGGCCGGGTCGGTGGCGTCGCCACAGATCAGTCGGTGTGATCCGATGGCCCAGAGATCGCGTTCGCGCGACACTGCGACCACTGGCGCAGCAGGCACATCGTCTGCTGCATCAGGTTCTTTGGCGTCTGCTTCATCCTGCACCACCGGTTCTGCTTCAGTGGACGTGGCATCAGCCAGCAGCGCGTCGATCTCGATGTTCTCGAAGCCGGTCAGCGACAGCTCGTAACCTGCTTCGGAAAGCTCCGCCAGTTCGAGCGCCAACATCTCCTCATCCCAGCCAGCGTCAAGCGCCAGTCTGTTGTCGGCGATGACCAGCGCACGTTTCTGCGTGGTGCTGAGGTGAGCCAGTTCGATCACCGGCACTTGATCCAGCCCGAGCTTGCGAGCAGCAGCCAGACGACCGTGGCCCGCGATGATGCCGTTGTCGCCATCAACCAGAACCGGGTTTGTCCAGCCGTATTCGACGATGCTGGCGGCGATCTTGGCGATCTGCGCATCGGAATGCGTGCGCGGATTGCGGGCGTAGGGAATCAGCGCCTCGACCTTGCGGTACTCGACGTTGAGCGTGTTCAAAGATGATGTCCTGAAAATGGAAAACCCGCCGACGAAGCCGTGGGCGGGTTTTGGGGTTAGTGCGAACTGGCGGGGTGCGAACTGCGAACCGTGCGAACCTTGGTTCGCACCCTGACGCTAAAAAAGCGCCGCGCTCGCGCCCCCCGCATTGGTTTTTGGCCGGGAAGGACCCGTCGCAACGGGTCGTGGCCATCGCGAGCCAGAAACGACGAAGGCCACAGATCGTTCCGTGGCCTTCACGCACCCAATGCTCGCAAGATTAGCCGTAATACTAGCGAAAAAACCTCAGGATGTTGCACGCTGATAAGTCGTCAAAACCCGCAGTATTCCGCAAGATTCCGAGTGGATTTGCAGCGGCTCGCAACTACACGCAACGTCAGCGCGAATTGGCTGCCGCTCCATGTTTCTTCCCCGCTTGCAGCTGCTCGACGACGATCGCCAGTGCCGCCTGCCAACGACGCCAGGCAGTGGTCCGGTCACAGGCGAAGCGGCAACAGACTTCTTTCCACGGGTACCGCTGCGCCCGCATCCAGACGAGGTGCCGCTGCTCCTCTTCCAGCCACTGGACCCACCGCATGGTCTCCAGCATCCGGTCGATGGCCGCAGGGTCGGGAGGAAAGCGGTAGACCGGTGGCTCTGCGCCGAGGTTTTCCCATGGCATGCGTTTGATCGCCGGCCAGCAGTTGAAGTAGCCCTGTACCCGAACCGGAGGAAGGCGGTGGGCGGTTCGTGCGGCCTCGAAGAATCGGTCGGCCACGGTCTCGATCGTCCACTCAGCCATGTTGACGCTCCTTCGGCCCGTACAGCCGATCGCCGATCCGGCGCAGCAGTTCGCGTTCGACCCAGTCGAGTCGCGCGTCTTCGGGCGAGATCACCAGGATCTGCTGGTCGCGCCAGCCCTCACGCTTGATCTGCTCCGGATCGGGGCGCGGATCGGGCTGCAATCGAGCCAGGGCACAGCGGTAGGCGGGAGTCGGAACCTTCATCTCACACCTCCTGTGTTTCGATGGCCCAGAGCAGCAGTGCAATGGCGTCGGCTTCGTTGTCGTCAGCCGGCTTGTGGCCACGTAGCCGAACGGCGCTGATCATCTGGTCCTTGTTCGCGTTGCCCTTGCCGGTGGCGTGTTTCTTGATCGTACCCACCGGAACACCTTGGTACGGGATCTGGTGGTGCTCGCACCATGCGGTGAGGTGGGCCATGAACCCGCCGTAGGCGTGCGCCGCATCGACCCCGGCGTGGCGGCGCACCTCCTCGAAGTACACGGCGTCGATGCCGTCGCAGGACTGCTTGATCTCGGTGAGCCAGCGTTTGAATCGCAGGTAGCGCATGCCGCCACCCTCGAAGCGTTGCGGCTTGAAGGATTCCGATCCGCTGGTCACTGCGCAATCGCGGTCGCGCAGTGCCCAGCCTGTCTGGGTGCCGAGATCCAGTGCCAGGATCGAGGACACGGATGGCCGCCAATGATCTGATCCAGAGTGGCCGGCAAGCCCCCTACGTAGGGTGAAGGGACCCTCTGGTCCCTCTCCTACGTAGTAGGAGGGGGAGTTTTCGCCAACTGAAGAACGGGAGAAAGTCCAGCAACGGCGCGGGTTTGCGCTAGTTGGCAAGTTGGCAGCGATGCCAACTGCCAACTGCGGGTCATTCCCTGCAATGCCTTGATCTGACAGGGCTTCCAGTTGGCAGGGGTTTGCCAACTGCGGGTAGTTGGCAAGGACATGAGTGCAGTTGGCAACGGCGCTGCCAACTGCCGATTGGGCGATTTTCATGGGGCCTCCGGATCGTTCAGTTCGTCGTGATAGACCCACACGTCCGGGTTCTCGACGGGCATCGAGGCGCCGGAATGCGGGCACTTGTAGTGGGTTGGGAGGACCGTTTGCTCGCGCATCGGCAACTCGCCGGTGGCCGTGTCGACTTCGCCCGCTGGCATACGCAGCACCATGCCTTCGACGCAGAGATAGCCGAACTTGGTGCGACCGCTGGACGGCAGACCGTAGTCCGCAGCGTTGCGGAAGTACTTGATGTAGCCCTGCGTCGAGAGCGCGGAGACACGTTCGCGGATGGTGCGCTCGCCGCCCAGACCGGCTTTGCCCTCGAAGGACTCCGCAAACTGGTTGGCGGTGTAGCAGCGCCCGTTGCCGGCCTCCTCGAACAAGATCTGGAGGATCGCGTCGCGCTTGCGACGGCGCTCGGCATCCAAGCGCTCGCCGTAGTCCTTCATCACCAACCGCTCGTTGGCATCGACCTCGCGCCACTCGCCGTTGATCTTGTCGACATGCCGTTGCGGGATACCAGCGCCGTTGCGCAGCTCGTAGATCAGCTGGCGGGTCGTTCTGGTCTCGTCGGGCCTGAACAACAACATCCCGGTCGAGTAGTAGCCGCGCAGACTTCCCGCGCCGGCCAGTGCCTGGAACGGGTCCTCCTCGAATTGCTTCTTGCCGAGCTTCTTGGTGTGGTGGGCGAGAATGACGCCGGCGTCCGGATTCACTGCCTGGCGAATGCGCTCCACCCGCTGGGACAGGAAGAACAGCATGGCGCCGTTGTCGTTCTCGCCACCGGCATCACCACCGTCGAATACATTGCGGATGGGGTCGATGGCGATGATGTCGGGAGGCTCGCCGCCAAAGGCGTTCGCAATTGCTGGAATCACCTGCGCCAGCCCTGCGTCATCGAGCACCAGCCGCAACTGCGGTGTGGCGACGAAGTTGGCGCGGGCATCCAAAAGCCGGTGTGATGGCAGGCGGACATCCTTCACGCGCTCGCGCAGGTAGTGGTACTGAACCTCGGCCTGCAGGTAGAACACCCGCAGCGGACGGGGTGGCTGCATACCCAGGAACGCGGCGCCAGCCGCCATGTGAGCCAGCCACGACAACAGAAAGTCACTCTTGCCGACTTTCGGTGCACCGCCGAATACCAACATGCCTGCCGGTGTCAGCACGCGTGGAGCGATCAGATCCGGTGGCAACGGTGAGTTGTCGTCGAGCAGTTCGCCGAGCGTGAAGGTGGGCAGAGAGGCAGCCGCCGCCTTGACCACGCGACGTTCGCCCTTGGCGATGAACGCCGCGCAGTCGAACCCTTCGTCGACAGCGTCTGCGGCGTCCCACTTGGGTGGCTTGTCGGTTGGCGGCACCAGGATGGCCACTGATGTGCTGCCTGCAGCCACGCAAGCACGCGCTGCGCTCTCGGCGTAGTCCCAGCCGGGTGCATCCCGGTCCGGCCAGATGACCACGGATTTCCCGGCCAATGGACCCCAGTCGGTTTTGTCGACTGGTGCCTTGGCGCCGTTCATCGCGGTGGTGGCGGCGATGCCGGAAGTGATCAACGCAGCCGCACACTTTTCACCTTCGACCAGGACGACCTCTCGCGCTTTCGCGATGGCCGGTTGGTTGTAGAGCGGCCTGGGGTCGGGGGCGCGCCACATGCGAGCGCGGACATCCCAGGGGCGGTACTCTTTGCCTGTCGGCGGGTCATACCGGTAGACGCAGGCGATCAGCTCGCCATCGGGAGTCAGGTAATCCCATTTGCCGGTGTAGGCGCCGAGATCGTCCATCGGCA